CGGCGCGCGAGAAGGTCGCATCCTCGATCGCTGTGCTGCCACTCGGCTCGAAGCAGCGGCGGCTCTTCGTTGGCAAGCGCGTCGGCGTGACGGGGCGTAGTGGCTCGTTCTACGGCCGGCTGATCGAGAAGGGATTCAGGCTCAAGCGCGTAGGCGGGTGGGTGCAATCCGACCGGGTGATCCCCGGCAAGTGGCCCTTCTATCGACTCTTCAAGCGCATCAAGCCGGGAGTCGAGGCCGAGGTCGTGCGCGAGTTCACCGACTTCATCAACCGATGGACTGGCTCGACCGCTCGTAAGGCGAACAGGGGAGATATGCCGTAATGGCCGCTCAAAGCGTGTGGAACATCGAGACGGCCGTCCGGTCGAAGATCATCGCTACCGGATCGATCACGGCCATCATCGGCACGAACCCGGTACGGGTGTACCCAGAGGTACGATTCGATGCCGGCGCGATGCCCTGCATCGTCTACGAGTTGAACAGCACGACCCCATACCAGACACTTTCCGAATCACCGACCCTATCCCGCTCGTCGGTCGCGATCCATTGTCTGGCCCAGGACAAGAAGGTAGCGATCGACCTTGCCCAGAAGGTGCAGGCGGCTTTCGCGACTTGGTCGCAGACCTTCTACGACGGGGCGGTGCTCAAGTTGAACGTGCAGGGGAGCCGAGTTTCGAGCATCATCACGGAGTATCAGCAGCCGACCGATGGTGCTACGTTCGGTTTGTACCTGTCGAGCCTAGACGTAACATCCTTTCACACCTGATAAGGAGTAAGAACAAATGGCACTTTCGTCTTACAACACAGTCATCAAGAAGTCTGGAACGGCTCTGGCCGAAGTGACGAGCATCTCGGTCGGCGGATCGTCGCTCGTCGAGATCGACACTACGTCGCTCACTTCGACCTCCAAGGAGTTCGTGATGGGCGCGCTCGACTCGGGAACCTGCACGGTCGAGATGTTCGCTCCGGCGAACTACACCGGCGCGACGGGAAGCGACCTGGAGGATCTCGTCCCGACCAGCGGCGACGCATCTCCCGATACCTATGTGATCGAGTTCGCGCGCGACGGATCGAACGTCCCGACGATGACCGCGACCTTCGATGCTTACATCACCAACTGCTCCGTATCGGCGGCGATGGATGGAGCGGTTACTGCGTCTGTCACCCTGAAGATCGAAACCGAAATTGTGTGGGCCTAACCTATGGCATACTCATCAACTGGGACTCTATTCCGTTACGCATCGACCACCGGCTCCGGCGGTACGGTGAACACTCAACTCGGCACCGTTACTGACATCAGTCTCGACGGGATCTCGGTATCGTCCATCGACGTTTCGGACATCTCTGCTCTTGTCAAGACTTCGGTGTGCGGCACATCTGACAACGGCACGATCACCCTGTCATTCATGCCCGATGACACGACGTACATCGACATCCTCGATCCTTACATCTACGCCGGCGCAACCTATCGCAAGTTCGATCTGCGATTCGGTGCTGCGGCCGCTGGTACTACGGTGGCTTTCAATGGCTACTCCACTAGCCTGAATGTCACGACCGGAATCGATGAGGCCATCAAGGTGGACTGCACGATCCGCATCACGGGCGGCCTCACCTGGACTGGCTGATTCACACCTCGCACATCTAGGAGCACCACACCATGACTGCTAACAAGGACTTCGTGCTTTCCCTTGCCGCCTCCATTCCCGTGGAGGCGGTTTCCATTCCCGGCGTTGCCGAGCCTATCTCGGTGCGCGGGCTCACCGCCGGCGAGCGCGATGCCTTCGAGGCCGCGTGCTTCGTCGGCAAGGGCGCTAACCGCGAGATGAACTTCGTGAACCTGCGCGCGCGTCTGCTCGTGCGGTGCATCTGCGACGCGAGCGGCAAGCGACTCTTCGCCGATGGCGACGTGGAGCAGGTCGCGGGCCTCCCGGCGAAGGTCGTAGATCCGCTCTTCGAGGTCGCGCAGCGGCTCTCGGGCATGGGCGCGAAGGACGTGGAAGCCCTCTCGGGAAACTGACGGAGCGCGCCACCCGTAGATTCATCTTCCGCTTGGCGCTCGCGCTGGGGATGACGGTCGGTGAACTGGAGCAGCGGATGAGCGCGCACGAACTCTCCGAGTGGATGGCCTACGACTCTCTGGAGCCGATCGGGGCTTTCCGCACCGACTACGGTTTCGCGATGCTCGCCGCGCTGTACGTCAACGCGCACCGGAGCAAGGGCAGCACGAGCGCGAAGGTCTCGGAGTTCATGCCGTGGCTGCCGAAGGCTGCGGCGAAGGCTAACGAATCCGAGAAGTGGATCGCTATGCTCAAGGCACTCGGAGGAGGCAAGCCAAGTGGCTAACGTCGGCGATCTCTTCGTTAACTTCAAGGTCAACACCGACGGCCTGAACACGGGCGCGGGCGCTCTCGGCTCGTTCGTCGGCAAGTCGAAGCGCGACATCTCCGCGATGAATGGTGCGGTGGACGCGCTCTCGATGTCGCTTGCGAAGTTGGGCCTCGATCCGTCGTTCGTGACCCAGTTCCGAGACTTCGTCCAACTCGGCACGAAGCAACTGCCGAAGATGGTCGAGGGTCTTACGGCTCTCGCTCGGCAGGCGGCGGCGATGTCGGCCACGAAGATCGCTACTGGCGACGTGAGCGTTTCGGACTTCATCGGGCCGATGCCGTTCATCGGGCCGATGCCGGCTGCGAAGCCACCCGAGATCGAGTTGGCACCGCTTGAGGCTGCGCGCGCGGCGATCATCGACACTCGATCGGAGATGCAGCGGCTCGTCGATGCTGGGAAGACTCGCTTCCCGCAGGGCGGCGTGATCTCCTACGGCGACGAGATCGAGCGAGCGATGCGAAAGGCTCGAGAGTCGGCGGCTAGCGGGTCGGCTGCGGTCGCGGACGCGATCGAACTAGGTGCCGCTGGCGTTGCCTCGAGCACGAAGACGATCGAGACTTCCGTCGCATCCGCCGGCGTGGCGACCACCCAGGCGTTCACGAAGTCGGCATCTAGCGCGACTACCTTCGGATCGGCGATTAGCGGAGCGGCTAGTCGGGCAGTATCGGCGGCTCGTGCGATCGGGACGGCGATCTACTCGACCATCGGCCCGATCGGGCTCGCGGTCGCAGCCATCGCAGCGATCGGCATCGCGTTCTACAAGGCGGCGATGGACGATGCAGCAGCAGCCGAGGCCGCGTTTGAGCGCACGCTGTCGATGGTCAAGGACCGCGCAGACGCAGCAGCCAAGGCAGTCGCGGAGATGTCGCAGGCGTTGGAGAGGTCTCGGGCTAATGTCGCTGCGATGGGCGAGAAGGTCGCGGTGCAGCAGGCCGTTCTCGCCGCGCCGGCTGACCAAGAGCAAGCGGCAGCGAAGCAAGCCGAGCGGCTCTATCAACAACTTCAAGCCTCGAACGCGATCATCGCGGCCGAGCAGCAGCGCGACCAGTTGCAGAACAAGTACGCGGCAGCGTCGGCGGATCTCGTTCGGACGCAGGAGGCGTACAACGACGCGCTAGCGAATGGCGACGAAGATCGCGCCGACAAGGTGCGCCAGATCATCGAGGCGAAGCAGAAGGAAGTGCAGTCGCTCGAGGAGGCGGCGAGCAAGGCGCGACTCAACGCAGACGCGACGGCTGACCAGTTGAGCCTCCTCGAGCAGTCGTTCGATCTCGAAGACAAGATCGCCGCGAAGAAGGCCGAGCAGGAGTCGATCAACAATGCGCGACTCGACCGAGAGGCGAGCATCAGCGCGTTCATGGCCGAGGAACTATCGCTCGAAGACGAGCGCTTGCGTCTGCTCGAAGGCGAAGAGGCGCTCCAGACGGCGCTCTATCAGCGCAGGCTCGAGGCCGCCGGGCTTGAAGAGGAGATGATCTCCTACCTCATGGCGCAGCGCGCCGAGGTCGAGGCTCTGTCGAAGACTCGCGAAGAGGCCGATCGCAAGGAGCAGGAGCGCAAGGCAACGATCGAAGCCATCGCAGGAGATCTATCGAAGCGCGAAGCAGACCTCGCGAGGACGAGTCTAGAACTCACGATCGGCAAGGCGGCCGCCGAGGCTCAACTGCTCGAAACGAAGATGAGATCGCTCGGGGTGGCCGAGGACGAGATTCGCGCCACGATGGAGCGACTCGCCGTGATCCAAGACCAAGAGAAGGCGATCAAGGACGCGCAGAAGGCGGAAGAGGATCGGCAGAAATTGGTCGAGAGGGCGGCGCAGATGGAGAAGGACATCGCAGCGGCGACCGAATCGGCTCGTGCGAAGGCGATGGATGATGAGATGCGTCGGCAGCAGATGACAGAGAATCTCTCGACGGCGATCGGCGGCATGACGATCGCGGCGACATCCGAGGCCGTAGATATCGATAAGCGCGTCTTCGACGAGACGAAGAAGCAGACGGACGAACTGAAGAAGATCAACGAAGCACTACGCTCTGGTGGCGTGGCGGTACTGACGTGAGGACTACCCGATGGCCGTGATCGTGAAG